TAGCAAGCACGGAGATGAGTAAATGATTAGCAATTGGGATCAAGCGTTTAAACAGATGCTCGCCTCAGAAGGCGGCTTCACCGATGACGAACGTGATAACGGCAACAAGCTACCAGACGGGCGTAAAGGCTCAACCATGCTTGGCGTGACTCAGTTCAACTGGGAACAGCACGTTGGGCATCAAGTCACCCATGACGATATGCGTAAGCTCACCCCTGCTGATGTTGAACCTCTTTACAAGAAGAAGTACTGGGACGTTGTGCGGGCTGACGAGCTACCCTCTGGCATTGATTACTTAGTGTTTGACATGGGTGTAAACGCCGGTCCGGGGCGCTCAATTAAGCTACTACAGACTGCTGTAGGTGTACCTGCTGACGGTGGGTTTGGTCCGATGACGATGGCTGCTGTGCAAGCTGCTGACTCTGTTAAGCTAATTGAAGACTTCAGCCAAGCCAAAGAAGACTTTTACCGTAGCCTTGATTCTTTTTCTGTTTACGGCACAGGCTGGCTTAATCGTGTTGCAGCAGTTAAACAAAAAGCCTCTTCAATGGTGGCGTGATGAAAACACTTACTATTTTTAGCGCAATTGTTTTGTTCTGGGTTGCAGCTTTATTTTCTACTGCTCAAGCTCAAAACCTAGCCATCTGTCAGGGTGAGTACGCCCTGTGCGCGGCGTCTCCTGCAACGCCTACTGGCAACTCAATTGTGGTGGGCAACAAGGTCTTTAAAGAGGGCATGGCTGTCTGCCCTGTCTTAGACGGTTCAAGTATTGCAAACCTTGACTTGATGGGCGGTAGCTGTAATGCAGCCAAGAATAAAGTCTGGAGCCTGTTTGGTTTCCCCCCTGTTTCATCGTTCCCCCAAGCTCCGACATGGGAAGTACAGCCCGCCGTGGCTCGCACCTTTGTCACCACTGCTACGTCTGGCATGAGCAACATGTGGTCGTTTGAATGCGTCAAGACCAAGAAGGTCAACGGTGTGCAACTTGCTGACTGTTTCGGTCCACTAAATGAGTCGCCCTTTGATGGTGGGCACGTTAAGGCGGGTTCGACTGTTGTTACTCAAGCACCAGTGGGTGCAACATATCCAGTTGGTGGTAATTTACCTTAACGCCTAAAAGAGTTAAAATGTCAATTCAAGCGCTTTGTGATAAAACGCTCTCAAATTTACTTTTGTGGGTGGCGCTATGACCGCAAGCTTTGCTCTAACCTATGACAGCTTAGTCACAACGATCGAGCAGTACCTCGAGCGTAATGACGCAGCCGTTGTTGATCAAATCCCCGTATTTATCACGCTGGCTGAGTTTGAGATTGCTCAGCAGATCAAGACGCTCGGGCAGATCGAGGTCGCCCAAGGCGTGATGTCAATCGGCAACCCAATCATCCAAAAGCCCGCTCGGTGGCGCAAGACCGTGTCAATGTCGGTCACCTCGGGCGGCGCGAAGACGCCCGTCTTCTTGCGCAAGTACGAGTACCTGACCAACTATAGCGCAGAGAGCGCGAACGGCTTGCCCCTGTACTACGCGGATTACGACTACGACAACTGGTTTGTGTCGCCCAGCCCAGACCAAGCCTACGCCTTTGAGGTGCTCATTTATCAGCGCCTGCAGCCCCTGTCATCAACGAATCAGACTAACTGGATCACAAACAACGCCCCCAACGCGATGCTCTTTGGGGCACTCTTGCAGGCTGTGATCTACCTAAAAGACGACGCACGTCAAATATTCCAACAGAAGTACGACATGGCGATGCAGGCGCTTAAAGCCGAGGACGTGACTCGCGTGGGTGACCGCTCAGCAATTGCTGTGGACTCTTAGAGGTAACTATGACCAACACCTACGTCAACCCGATCACGGGACAGACAATCAACCCATCTCAGGTGGGCTACGAAGCACTGACGATCTCAGTAGACACGGAGCTTGACTGGCCTATCAACGGTACGACAAGCACCGATGTTGTCGCCGCAATCATCCAAGTCACGGCGACCGTTGGCAGCTTGCTCCTGTACCTGCCCTCCGCGCTTCAGGTGAGCACGGGTCAGAGCGTGCTGATTCAGAATATTGGGTCAGATTCTTTTACAGTCACAGATATTTCTGGCAACGTAATAGTAGGAATTGCCTCGGGAGTGGCTGAGTATATTTTCTTGACGGATAACTCAACAAACGACGGCACTTGGTCTACTGTTACCTTTGGCGCGGGCACATCAACTGCTAGTGCTTCGGCTTTGGCGGGCTATGGTCTGGTCGCACTTCCAAATATTTACCTGCCGACGCTGAATCAGGCGTACCCTGAAAGCAGCGTCTTTTCAAGCACGGCGCTCAATGATTCTTATCGCGCCCAGTTCTTGGTCTGGGGAGGCGGCGTGGGCACCATCACACTGCCTAGTGCCTCTGGAGCAGAAAACGGTTGGTTTATCATGGTGCGCAACGGCGGTTCAGGCATCCTGACGCTTACCCCAGACGGCACGGACACAATTGATACCCTTGCATCGCAGCAGCTCCAGCTCACGGAGTCGTTGGTCATTGTCTCAAACGGCGTCGACGGCTACTCTACGTTCGCCTACGGGCGCTCAAACGTGTTTGCTTACACACAACTATCCAAGGTCGTCACGGGTGGAACCACGACCCTCACAGCGGTTGAGTACGCCAACGTGGTGCAGGAGTATACGGGGGCGCTCCTCTCAAATCAGATCATCGTGCTGCCCTCAACCGTGCAGATTTATTACTTAAACAATCAAACAACGGGCACGTACTTACTGACGTTTAAGACGTCTGCAGTTAGCGCAGCCACGGTAAACGTGCCTCAGGGGCAGACGTTGACCGTCATTTGTGATGGCACAAACGTATTTAACTCAAGCTCGGCATCGGGCGGTACGCTCACTTCGCTCACCATTGACCCCGGCTCCGCCGCAGCGCCTTCGCTTAATTTCGCGGGTAACACGAACACGGGTTTGTACCAGCCTGCGACCAATCAAATTGGTTTTTCAGTCGGCGCAGCTAACGCTGCAACAATCACAGCAACAGGCTTCCTGATCCCCGTGGGCATCTCAGGCGGGGCGTTCTAGAATGACCGCCAAAGTCATCTCGCTCAACATTAAGCCGGGCATCCAACGCGATGGCACTCAGTTTGATGCGCCTGTCTACGTAGACGGCAAGTGGGTGCGCTTTCAGCGCGGTCGCCCACGCAAGATGGGTGGCTACAGGGGAATCTTTCAGAACGCTTCGGGCATCAGCCGCGGCATGATCATGAGCTCAGAGGATGGCCTGAACTATGTGTACTCAGGCTGGAGTGACGGCCTAGAGGAGTGGGTCACGGATAACGATGACGGCGTGGGGTCTGGCCCGACCACCGTCTCGCTGAGCGACTTCACGGTCGATCCGCTTAACTTGTGGCAATTTGACATCGGCTTTGACTCTGGCGGCTCAGGCAACCAGACGCTCATTGCGCACCCGGGTCTAAACCTCACCAACATTGACAACACGCTGAACACGCCCGTCTTGATTGGGGACTTCCCAACGGGTGCGATGAGTCAGGTCGGTGTGTTCACCGCCGCCGGCACGATGGTGATCGGACCGCCTAGCGTGTTCACGATCGCATCGGTTAACGCGCTCATCGCGGTCGGGCAGACAGTCACCGGCACAGGAGTGCCCGCCAACACAACAGTGAGCATTGTGGTTGTCGGCTCAGGCACCACGACTGTGACGCTCTCAAACACTGTCTCTACGTCGGGCGCTTTGACGCTCACGTTTAACAACAACATCAGCGTCTCTGGTGGCTGCGTCATGCTGCACCCGTACCTCTTTGTGTACGGCAACAACGGCTTAATTAAGAACTGCTCAGCGGGCAACTTTCAAGACTGGGTCTCTGCTGATGCAAACGAGAACACAGTCTCTGCAGGAAAGATCGTTAAGGGCTTGCCTGTCAGGGGCGGCACGACCTCGCCCTCAGGCTTGTTCTGGTCGCTTGACTCGCTCATTCGTGTGAGCTACGCGCCCACAACTGTTGGCACAAGCACGATCTACTGGCGCTACGACATCGTGACGAGCCAGAGCTCAATCCTGTCATCATCAAGCGTGATTGAGTACGACGGCCTGTTCTT